AGCCTTTCGATCAGCTCCGCCGTCAGGGTGTGGTCGCTTTCCAGCCTGTGAGCATCTTCCTCCATAGAACGATACCGGGCAAGCTGTTCGTCAAGCGCAGCAGTATCATTGTTCAAGGCCGCTATATCTGCGGATAACGCTGCGATACGCTTTTCGTAATCCTCTTTCATAGAAAGATATTCCTCGCCGGTCACGATCCCCTGAACATAGTCCTCATACAATCCGCGGATCAGTTTTCGGTTTTGCTCCATATCCCGGCGCTTTACGGAAAGCTGTTCCTTAATGTGATCCCGTTCCTGCTTTTGCCGTACCTCATATCGAAATAAAGATAATGAGGAACCAAGCATAACAGACAATTCCTTCTCCAATATGGCTGTTACAGTTGAAATCAGCTCCTTCTCCCGGATCGTCACGCCCTCGCAGCTTCCCTTTGCAATACGGCTGTTGCTGAGGCAATGGAAAAAGTACACATCAGGGCCTTTCTTTCGTATGTTACGCTGCCTGTGAAGGCTGCCGCCGCAATGAGCGCAGAACACCTTGCCCTTGAAAATGTTGGGCGTGAAGGCATTGATTTTCCTGTTCTTGCTTTCTTCACTGACCATACGCCGATATTCCTGTACGGCGTCGAAAACCTCGTGGCTTACAACAGCTTCATGCGTGCCGGAAACCTTGATGTAGTTTTCTTCATCAGCCTTTGTCTGACGGTGATCGACGCTTTTTGTTTTGCCCTGCACCAAATCACCGGTATAAACCTCACTGGACAGGATTTTAGCCACCGTCCGGGTCTGCCATTTGCCGTTGCCGATCAGATTTTCATGGCTGATCTCACCGGTCTTTTTCTTATGATGGCTCGGCGTCGGTATGCCTGCCTCGTTCAAGCGTCGGGTAATCTCATTCAGGCCAATGCGCTCGTAAGCCCATGTGAAAATCTGACTAACCACCTTTGCGGTATCCTCGTCGATCAGCAGCTTGTGACAGTTTCCAGGGTCCTTGCGATAGCCGTAAGGGGCGCGGCCTCCTACAAATTCACCGTCCCGCATGGCCTGCCTTTGCTGTGCCTTGATCTTTCTTCCGATGTCCAGAGCGTAAGCCTCGTTGATCATGTTTTTCAAGGGCAGCATAATGCCTCCGTGCAGGTTGTCCGCGTCCGCCGTGTCAAACTGATCCGTAACGGCGATAAACCGCACATTATGCGTAGAAAAATACTGCTCGATATAGTAGCTGGTGTCTATGAAGTTGCGCCCAAGCCTGGACAGATCCTTTACGATCACGCAGTCAATGTGACCCGCCTCAATATCCGAAAGCATCTGCTGAAAAGCAGGACGCCGGAAGGTGGTCCCGGAAAGGCCGTTGTCGATATAAGTATCATAGACCTTGAATTCCGGCTTGTCTGCGATATAGTCATTGAGAACAAGCTGCTGATTATCAATGGAATTTCCGCGCTTTTTGTTGTCCTCGACCGAAAGGCGGATATAGAGGGCGGTACGGATATAGACAGCGACATGATAGATATGCTCCTGCGCTGCCGTCTTTCTGCTTTTTCTTGCCATCAGCCGGCCCTCCTTTCTTCACGCTTCGCTTGCTCCATCTGCTCGGCAAAGCGGATCGCCTTTTGATATTCGTCCTGATAATTGAACTCTATCTGCAATTCCTCTTTGCTGATGATCCGAATACTGCGGATAAGCTGCATCACAGCGCGCCGGTCGATTTCCTCCATTTCCGAAAACTTCATAAAATGATTGATCCAGCGGTTGCGCTCGCTTCGGTTCTCCAAAACATCCGTCAGCTTTTCGTTCCAGCTTTCGATTGCCGCCTGCAAGCCTTCAATATCGGCATTGTATTTGCGCTTATAGGATAAGAATTCCTCTTTTGTGAGTATGCCGCCCACAAGGTTTTCATACAGCTTCGCCTTGTACTTTTCGATCTGCGCAAGCTGTTTTTCGCAGCTTCCGATCTGTCCGGCGTACTCTCGCGCCAGCTCACGGTTGATCCGCTCCTGACTGATACTGGAAAGCATGGTGTCCAGAGAGGCTATATTATCAATATGACCCCTTAAGCTGTCCTGAACGCACTGGATCAGATCGCTTTCCTTAACCATAACGCCGGAGGTACAACCGTGCTTTTTACCGGAAGGGCAGAAGTAATAAATATATTCCTTATCCTTATAGCGGTTGATCTTTCGCGTCATGCGCCCGCCGCAGCAGCCGCAGATAAGAATACCGGAAAACAGATACACCTTGTCCTCTTTGGGAGAAGTGCGGGTATCGATCCTTCTGATCCGCTGTACCAGGTCAAAGTCATGCTTGCTGATGATCGCCTCATGTGCGCCGGCAACGCGGACCCACTCGGATGAAGGCTTGTTTTCAATTTCCTTCAGTTTGAAATGCGGCGTGGCCTGCCGCCCCTGTACCAGCGTGCCGGTATAGGTTTCATCCTGCAAAATACGGATAACGGTGGTAGCGGACCATTTGCAGTCCTTCCTGTCCGTGTAGCCGCCCTTGGCATGAGGAAGTCCGTTGGTTCGCTTATATGCCAAGGGAGAGAGGACGCCCAGACGGTTGAGTTCTTCCGCGATATGAAGGGCGCTGAATCCATCCAGACGCTTTCTGAAAATATCCCGCACCACATCGGCGGCATAGGGATCGACCTCCAGGCTCTTGTGCTTTTCCCCGGTCTTAAAATATCCATACACCGGGAACGCGCCGACAAAATCGCCGCTGCGCCGTTTGGCTTCCAGGGCGCTTCTTGTCTTTACCGATATGTCGCGGCAGTATGCCTCGTTCATAATGTTCTTGACCGAGACCGTCAGATCGTCCGCCGCGTCATTCACGGTATCTACATTGTCGTTGATCGCGATAAAGCGGACGCCGTAAGCAGGGAACACCCTGCGCATGTAGCGGCCTGTCTCGATATACTCACGGCCAAGACGGGAGAGATCCTTCACGATCACGCAGTTTGCTTCGCCCTGCTTGATCATGTCCATCATTTCCTGAAACGCAGGACGGTCGAACAGGACGCCGCTGTATCCGTCGTCGATTTTCTCGGCAACGACCTCGATCTCCGGGTGCTTCTCCACGAAATCATCGATCAGGCGCCTTTGGTTGGCTACGCTGTCGCTCTCCACGGTCTTGTCGTCCGTATAAGACAGGCGTATGTACTTGATTGCTTTGTAAAGCTCCATATAAAAACACTCCTTTCTTTGCAGAAAAATCCCGCAATTCAAGGAGTGTTGTTTGCCGTATTCAATTCCTTTTCCGACACTAATTATACATCGGAGAAACGGAAAAGTCAGCCCCTTTTCGGAAATTTTCTGTTCAGCGAATGATTCCCTTAATGCAGTCCTCCAAGGTTGCGCCGTCCGCAGCAAAGCTCGCCCGGACGGTAAACCTGCCGCACTTAAAGCAGTAGGGGTCTTTGATCTGTCTGATAAACTCTGAAATGCGTTCCTCCCTCGGCAGCTCCTTACTGACCGATACATCCCGTATATCAACCAGAATGGTAGAGGCAGGTTCCGCGCTCTGTTCTTTCATCTGCATAGAATACGCTCCTTCCTGTGATCTATATAATTGAGATAATCAAAACCACATGAATAAGCCGGACCTGTGTGTTACCACAAGCCCGGCTCATGGTATCTGATTTCGATTTTGTTTCTGCCGTATTTGCCACGCCCCCCGACAGGCTCCGCCGATAAAGCGGAATAGGGGTTGCCATAGGCTGCGGATAGCTTCGCCGCATCATAGCCCTGCTTGTACCGCCGCGTCGCCACCGCAAGCGTATACAGAAGGGACTCCCCCTCAAGTCTGTGGGAGGTCGTGAGAAAGTACCATTATGATCTGTGTCGTCGTCGCGCCTTGCCTGCCGCGGCCGGGTCAATGAGCTGCGTTGATCGCTCGGACAGCCCGGTTCATCACCTCCTTGGCTGTCTGTCATGGCGCCGCCTCATTTGCCGCTCGGAACACAGAATGACGTACCTATGGCAACGTATATTCAGTTGTCAAAGTGCCGCGAGGGGCGGCAGTGGTTACTTTCTCGTTATTGGGAAGCTCCGCTGTTCGGACGCTCCGCATGACAGAAATAATTCCCGCCGAAAAGGTCCCTCTATAAGTAAGGACAGTTTTGAGGTGAAATTAAGGGGCCTTTTCGCCTTTTTCTTCAAAAAAAATTTCAAGGCGTTTTAT